TGAGAATGAAGCTATGCACATAGCTAATGTCTTAAATAAAAAAAGAGATGCTAACGGTTACAACCTTTACAGGTTAGACTGGACTGATGACAGATATTTCAGAACTCAAGCAGAAAAAGACTTCGATAGATTATGTTCTGTTGTAGATTTGTCTGTAGGTAGCGTTAAGCTTTACAAGAGAAATAACTTAAATGATATTGCTAATTATCAAATGAATGAAGCTACTCTATTGTTAGACCAAGCTGCAAACTTAATTAAAGAAGCACACAGAAAATTACTATAACATTATGAAAAAACTACTGAAAAAAATTATACTAAGTGATTTATTTGTAAAGACAGTTGTTTATGTAGGCGCTTTACTATTCATAATATTATTTAGTCTTGACTTTTAATCTATGTATATATGATTAACTTTATACCCACCAACACGGTGGGTTTTTTATTAAATGATAAAATCAAAATAATTATACGTTATATATATAATGATAGTCTTAACTACAACTTCTACAGCACAAACTTTTAACATAATACCTAGAAATTATGCTACGTCTTTTGTGCTTAAAATTACAGATGACACAACTAATATAACGCAAGAAGTGTTTATTCAAAACGCTACGACAAGCGGTAACTATTTACAGTTTACAAATATTTTCAATCCAGTATTAAGGGAAGGCCATTTTTACGATTTAGATATATATGCTGACCCTTCTGTTTGGAATACTAATTTTAACTTGTGGCAAGAAGAAACAAGAACGTGGGACGCAGTTTTGCCGCAACGTATTGACATTTACAAAGATAAGATTTTCTGTACTGACCAAACTATAAATCAAATTGCAGACCAATATTATGACGTTAATCTTGGCCAATATCAGACAGACAATACTTACAATAATGATTATATAGTTTTATGAAACAAAGAAAAAGAAATGCCTTAGGCCAATTTATTAAACAAAATAATAATTCAGAAGTTACGTTTGTAAATCTGTCTACTTATACAAGCCCAGAAATCGTGGAGGTTTCTAACAAAAACTGGGTTGCCTATGGTCAAGATAATAACTACTTTCAATTTTTAATTGACCGTTATAATGGGTCACCAACTAACAACGCTTGTATTAATGGTGTTAGTCAACAAATATATGGCAAAGGTTTAAATGCTACAGACGCAAATTCTAAGCCTGAGCAATATGCTGAAATGATTACGCTACTAAAAAAAGACTGCGTTAGAAAGTTATGTTATGATTTAAAATTAATGGGTCAATGCGCTATGCAAATAATATACAGCAAAGACCGTTCAAAAATTGCAGAAGTTGAACATATACCAGTTGAAACATTAAGAGCTGAAAAAGCCAACGAAAAAGGTGATATACCTGCTTATTATTATTTTAAAGACTGGGCTGATTTAAAACCTACAGACCAACCTAGAAGAATACCTGCATTTAATCAGAGTAATGAAGCTATAGAAATATTTTATGTAAAACCATATAAAGCAGGGTTTTATTATTATGCACCTGTGGATTATCAAGGTGGCTTACAGTATTGCGAGTTAGAAGAAGAAATAAGTAACTATCATTTAAATAACATTATGAATGGCCTTAGCCCTTCTATGTTAATTAACTTTAATAATGGCGTACCTAATCCACAAGAAAGAGAATTAATAGAACAAAGAATAGCACAAAAATTTTCTGGCTCATCTAATGCAGGTAAATTTATTTTAGCATTTAATGACAATAAAGAAGCACAAGCTGAAATAACACCAGTACAATTATCTGATGCGCATAATCAATATCAGTTTTTATCTACAGAGTCTCAATCAAAAATATTAGTAGCTCACCGTATTGTTTCACCAATGTTATTAGGTATAAAAGACAATACAGGTTTAGGTAACAATGCAGACGAAATAAAAACAGCATCACTATTAATGGATAACACAGTTATTAGGCCGTTTCAGGAGCTTTTAATTGATGCCTTTGACCAAGTATTAGCTTTTAATAATGTATCGTTAAACCTATATTTTATTACGTTACAGCCACTAGAATTTACTGAGGTTAATACTGATATACAATCAGAAGAAGAAATTGAAGAAGAAACAGGCGTAAAACAAGAAGAAGAAAACGAAGAATTACAACTATCACAAGAGCAATTATCTGACGAAGATTATAGCAGTATTCTTGGGTCTCTAAAAGACTCTGGCCAAAAAATAGATGACGGTTATGTTATGGTAGACGAAGTTGACGAAGATGACAATGTTGACAATGAGTCTTGGGCTAATTACTTAATAAAAGAAAAAAAAAGCACACTAACTAAAGTAAAAGAAATGGTAGGCTTAGCAGACGAAATTACAAGCAAACGTAAAGGAAGCTCATTTTCTTATTTAGATTCTAAAAATGGTTTATATAAAATTCGTTATACATATGCAGTAGGTTCAAGAAAGCCGTCAAGCTCATCAAGAGAGTTTTGTATTAATATGATGCAAATGGCAGACGCAGGTATTGTATGGACTATTGAAGATATTGACAAGGCAACTAGAGAGGGTGTGAATAAACAGCTTGGTCATAAAGGCAGACCATATAATTTATTTAAATTCAAAGGTGGAATATACTGTAGGCATAAATGGAAAAAGGTATTGTATAGATTAGAAAGTAATACAGAGCCTTCTGAAAATTTAGGTAATTATAAAAAAACTAGAACTATTCCTGATAGCTATATGAAAAATCCTGTTGGGTCAAAAGACGCAGCTAAAGCTCCAGAGAATATGAAAAACAGAGGTGCATACCCAAAATAAGATACTATGGCAACAGCATTATTTATAAATAGAACAGATTTAGTTAGAAACTCCATTTTGGACGGTAACGTTGACACAGACAAATTCATTCAATTTGTGAAGGTAGCTCAAGAGATTGATATACAAAATTATACTGGGACTGATTTGTACAACAAAGTTTCTGACTTAATTACGCAAGGTACTATAGACGACCCTGCTAATGCTAAATACAAAACGTTGCTAAATACTTATTTACAGCCTATGTTAATCTGGTATGCTCAGGTATATTATTATCCTTTTGCTGCGTATCAAATTAAAAATGGAGGTGTATTTAAGCATAGAAGCGAAACTGCTGATACAGTTTCTAAGAATGAAGTAGATTATCTTGTTGACAAGGCAAGAGAGTTTGCTGAATATTATACAAGAAGGTTTATTGATTTTATGAGTTTTAACCAAACGAATTATCCTGAATACACAAGTAATTCAAATGATGACATAAATCCTGATTATGATGCGTTATATAATGGGTGGGTATTATGAAATATAGACCAAAAGTAGTAAACATAAAAAAATTAAAAACTTTTTTGAAGAAAAAACAGAATAATAAAAATAAAAAATAATGGCAAGTTTATATAATCAAACAATAGCGTCTACATATGACGGCCTAATAAAAACAATAGACAACAATGTTTTAACCGCATCTGAGACAGAATTAACAGACGGTTTAGGAAATGGAAGTGGCGTATATTTAAGTACATCTAATACAGTTAAAATTAGCGGTACTTTAAACTTATCTACAAACAGAATTATAAATGTAACTGACCCAGTAAATTTACAAGACGCAGCAACTAAAAATTATGTAGACAATAATATTACAATACAAGACTTAGATTTTAGCGGTGATAGCGGACAAGGAGCTGTAGACATAGACTCACAAATTTTTGCCATTCAAGGTACAGCAAACCAACTTACTACGTCAGCTTCAAATCAAACCTTAACAATATCTTTAAATTCAGCAGGTGTTGTATTACCAAACAACTCAACTGCAACTACTCAAACACAAGGAGACAATAGTACAAAAATAGCAACTACAGCATATGTAGATTCAATAGTAACTGCTCAAGATTTAGATTTTAGCGCAGATACAGGTTCAGGCCAAGTAGACTTAGATAGTCAAGTATTCGCAATTACTGGAACTACAAACCAAGTACAAACAAACGCATCTGGTACTGGTTTAGTTATATCTTTGCCTTCTACTGTTTATAGAAACTTACAAGGTAACGTAACAGGAAATATTACTGGTACTGTAACTTCAACATCTATATTAGCAGACGGAGTTACAGCTACAACACAAAGCGCAAATGACAACAGCACAAAAGTTGCTACAACGCAATATGTAGATAATAATAGCGCAGCGCAAGACTTAGATATTTCAGACGGTTCAAATACAAGTCAAGTATTATTAGACAGTCAAACATTAAATATTGTAGGTACGTCAAATGAAGTAACTACAAACGTAACTAATCAAACGGTAACAATAGGTTTACCAAGTTCAATATCTGTTAATGTAGTTGGTGATTTAACTGGAAACGTTACAGGTAATTTGACTGGTAATGTTACAGGTAATGTAACTGGAAATATTGTTTCTACAGGCACAAGTACATTTTCGTCAATAGACGTAAACGGTGGCAACATTGATAATACAGTAATAGGAAACACAACACCTACTGTAATAACAGGTACTACAGTTACAGCTACAACAGGATTTTCTGGTAACCTTACTGGAAATGTGACTGGTGATGTTACAGGAAATGCAGATACAGCAACAGCTTTAGCAACAAGTGGAGACTTAACTATAACTGGTGATGTAACTACAACTGGTGGGCCTTATAATTATACTTCTGGTGGTAACCAAGCTATGTCTACAACTATAGCAGATACAACAGTTACAGCAAAAGTATTAACAAATTTAAATACAGGTACATCACAAAACATTCAATCTACTGATAGTATATTACAAGCTCTTGGATATTTACAAGCGCAAATAACACAGTTGCCACAAGGTTTAGTTTATCAAGGAACTTGGAACGCAAGTACAAACACACCGACATTAACAAGCGGTACTGGTACTACAGGACATTTTTATATTGTTAGCGTTGCAGGTACTACAAACTTAGACGGTATTACAGACTGGCAAGTTGGTGACTGGGCTATATTTGTAGAAGTTGGAGCAACAGATACTTGGCAAAAAATTGACAATACATCTGCTATACTAGGAACTGGTACTGCAAACAAAATAGCTAAATGGACTGGTACTAATACATTAAGTACAGGACTTATAGAAGATAACGGTACTACAGTTACAATAGGAAACTCAGGTAATTTAACTGTTACTGGTAATGCTTCTGTAACTGGTAATTTATCTTGGGGTAATTTAACAGATACTACAGAGTCAATAACAATTACAAAATTTGTAGATGAAGCTGACGGTATAGCTTCTAATGATAATGATACAAGTATTCCAACAAGTGCTGCTGTCAAAGATTATGTAGACACACAAATAGGTACAGTAGATACATTAGCAGAAGTTTTAGTTGGTGGAAACACAACAGGAGGAAGAGATATATCAGTAAGTGCAGGAGATGACATATTA